GAACATGTTGAGGTTGAGCGCATCAGTGTTACCAGAGGTGGTGGTGACGGAAACCTGGGCGTTGTCGATGCGGGAGAAGTTGCAAGTGCCGGTAGGCTGGTGCTCCTCGGGCTTAAGAGCAAATGAGTACGCGTACACACCGGCGTAGGGGGCACCGGAGTGGTGGAAGTGGGGCTGAACCTGGTTGAAGTACTTACCAGACTGCTCCTTGAAGCGGTCCTGGCCGTTGAGGACAAGCTTGAACTTGTCGATGGTACCGACAGCCTCCTCGGTGAACTTGTCGGTGCCACCAGTGGTACCGCACACAAGGAGGGGAGCACCCGCGGCGCCAGGGGCGATGAAACAGTTGGAGTTGGCGGTGGTGAGGTCCTGCTCGAGAACGATGTCATCACGAGCAGACTTGGTGGTGAAGTTCCACATCTTGGTACGAGCGACACCAGCATCGCAGCACCATACAAGCTCCTTGACGGGGTGGTTGTACGAGAGGCGGACCTGCTTGGTAGCACCGGAGGCGGTAACAGTGTCCTGACCAGTGTGCTGAACCTGCTCAATGAGGTACTCGTGACCCTTCTGGGCAAAACGCCTACGCTCCTCAGTGTCAAGGTAGACGTAGTTGGCCCAGACCTTGAAGGTACCGGTGTTGAGGTAGGTGTCGAAATCAGACGCTAAATCGAAATCGATACGGACCTCGTGGTACTGCAGGGCAATTAGTGGGAGGTAGAGACCGGGATTGCGGTTAAAGAAGAAAATTAAAGGAAGGAAGACAGCCTTGCCAGTGAGGGCGGAAGTCATCTTACCGTAAGTGAGCTTCTTGGACTCGTCAAGGTAAAGCTCGGAGTAGAGACGCCACCACTTCTGGTAGTGTTTGTCGACACGCTGACCACCGATGGACATTTCCACGGAGGAAATCGCACGCTCGGCGACCCAGCAAGAATCGTCGGTGGCATCGGAAGTGATAGACGCCGCAGCGGCAGATTGGAGCTCGACGTACATGTCGCCGACAAGATCACCGTTGCGGGCAACAGTGACGGAAACGCGGCCGGAGTTGGCGGCAGTACCGTTGACGGTCTGCTCGATGTTCTCCATCGCGAAGTTAGTGTGGCGCTTGTATTTCGCCTGGAAGAAAGTTACCTCAGGGTTACCAGTAAGGTAGACATCCTGGGCACCGTACGCTACGAGTTGCATAAGACCACCGGCCATTTTGAGAGTTGTTGTACTATAAGCAGAGAAAATAATTTTGGGTAAACGCGCCATTTTTGATTTTGATTTTTCTTGGTCTAAATTAAATGTCAAATCAGCCTGAGCAAAATGAAATCGAGGAGGGTGAGATTGTGTCTGAGTCTGAGTCCGAGGAAGTGATTTCTGTGACTGAGACTGAGGATGAACCCATCGATGATGAAATTGATATGGACGAGGATGAAATGATGTTCGAGGACGACGGTGTGGATGTCGCGACTCTCATGACTTCCCTCCTCGCTACCGAGGATGGTGATACCGTATGTACGGCTCTAGTCAGTATCACCCAACAACTTCAGATGCAAAATAAAATCCTTATAAAGATTTTGAGTGAGTTGAAAAATTAATTAGAGAGAAAAATTGTAAATCATATAAATATGGAGGGTATTCATTTCATCGATAAGGACCCGAACGAGTATGAAGCACTCGCGGAGTTACAAAAACGGGATATCCAGTCGATGAAGGTAGAATCAGAATTTGAAAAAATTATTCGAACATTTGAGAATCTTTGGAACCTCAGAACAGAGGATTTTAAAATGGCCCGTGAACTTGGTTACCGACAATACATACACGCTGCTAACTTTGATGAGAAGGGAAACCCCATGGTGTCTAAAATCGATATCCTGGCTATTAAGGGTATTCGTGAAAAACAACGTAAATATTTGGTAGATATAAAAAATCAAATCAAGGAAGTTAATCTTGATAAAAAAGAAAATGAAGATGGCGTAAATTTAATTACTCGAGTACACAACATCTTGAAGCAAGTAAAGGATGGATACGATAACGTTCGGCGTCACTATAATGCATACGAGCGTGTAGTTAATCCCACAGCCATCGCACAGGCGAGTTCAACTTCAGATCCTTCTACCATGTGTGAAGAAGACACGGAAAACATAGTACCCTACCAGAAGTGTCTTATCTTTGCCCTGGATGAACTCTACAAGGCTAAGTTTCGTAGATACAAAGGCTTCTGTTGTGAAGAGCGCAAAACTGAGGATGGATACAACACCCGGGCCTGGGAACAAAAGATGTCCATCAACGATTTTGTATATTCTCTATCCAACAAAGATGATAATTTTGAAATGTGGAAGAACTTTACGAGTAAAGGACAAGTTATTTACAGGGACGTGATTGACAACCTTGGTAAGTGTCAAGATTCACAATTTCCCACTATCGAGAAGCGTCGATATGTGTGGTCATTCAAGAACGGCGTTTTCATTGGTAAGGAGTGGGTGGGTACGAACCCCCTTAACAAGGACGATGGATACTATAGATGTGCATTTTACCCGTACGACAGTAAGGAGTTTGCTCGTCTAGACCCTACCCTCATTGCTTGTAAGTATTTTGACCAAGAATTCAACGATTATTCCCATATCGAAAACTGGGAAGATATCCCCACACCCAACTTTGAAAGGGTTCTTCAGTATCAGAACTTTGAACCGGATGTGTGTAAATGGGCCTATGTGATGGGTGGGCGTCTGTGCTTCGACGTTGGCGACCTGGATAAGTGGCAAATTATTCCATTCTTCAAGGGTATTGCGAAGAGTGGTAAGAGTACCCTAATTACAAAGGTATTCAAGAAGTTCTATGAGAGTCAGGATGTGGGTACACTTTCGAATAATATCGAGAAGAAGTTCGGCCTCTCCGCTATCATGGATAACTTCATGTTTATAGCACCAGAGGTTAAGGGTGATATTTCACTCGAACAGGCAGAGTTTCAATCTATCGTATCTGGTGAGGACGTATCCATCGCTGTGAAGAACAAGCAGGCTATTCCTATGGTTTGGAAGGTTCCAGGTGTCTTGGGAGGTAATGAAGTGCCAGGGTGGAAGGATAATTCTGGTTCTGTTTTGCGTCGTATTTTGCCTTGGAACTTTAGCAAACAAGTGCGTGAAGCTGACCCTACCCTTGACGAAAAACTTGAAAATGAATTACCAGTCATTCTACTCAAGTGCATACGAGGCTATCTCGAGTACAGGAACAAGTACGCAGACGTTGACATTTGGAATGTCGTTCCGAAATACTTTGAACTCATCAAGATGCAGGTGGCGAAGGTTGCGAACTCTCTCATCCACTTCCTCGAGTCTACTATGGTCGATAAGGGTAAGGGTGAGTACGTGCCACAAAACCTATTTGTAACTGCCTTCAATACACACTGTAAGAACAATAACCTCGGACAGCATAAGTTTCATGAAGATTTCTACGTTGGTCCTTTCAGTTCATATGATATCGAGGTTAGAAATGAGTCGGTCTCTTATAGAGGACGACAATACCCAAAACAACCAGTCATTTTCGGTGTCGACCTAAAGGAAGACGAATTGGTGACTGGTAACAATCATTAAAAAAAATCCTAATAAATAGTAATATGAGCCAGTCGGTCAAAGAATTTGTCAGGCAGTCTGGTGTGGACGTAAGGCAAAGTCCGAATTATAACTCCAATAGCAACAACAACTTTGCTCGAGAACTTGAAGAGCAAATGTGGAGGGACGAGCGAGCCAGACAAGAACGTATGGCTCGCAGGGAAGATATTGCGCGTGGTCAGCAATTCTTCCGCGAACCCGTCCGACCTGAATTACAGCAACGACAGGTACCTCCTATGGCTATGCGGCCTCCTCCCCCACCTCCTCCTACACGGAGTCGATTCGCGCGATTCGAAAACAACTCCCCTCTTGAAAATGAATTCGCGGACGTTAACGTCAATAAATTAGTAAACAATGCGATGAGAGAACCCATAAACATAAGCGAATTCGAGAATGATGATGTCCCTCCAATCAATGAAGCCGCGTTTGAAAGGGCACTCGCGGAAATGAATCCAGCTGTAGTCAACGAGTTTGCAGATTTATCTTCTATTGAAATTTCTCCACTCAGACCTGGTATGTTTAATGCGGGTGTCGATAGCGGATATGGTCAAAAGGATGTCGTCACCGATTTAAGACAAATCATCGTTAAAAAACCCCTCCCTAAAATGCGAATTGCCGACGGTCTTTATATAGAAACAAAGGAGATTGTTGGTAGATATGGTCAACAAAAGGTAGCTCTCAGGCATACCCGAAACCTTGGACTCAAAGGTAATATGAATGTGTCTCTCGTGACCGTTGAATTTAAAATGGTCATATCCAACGAAAATGGTGAGAGTCAGGGAACAAACGTTAACATTTACAAAAACGGAAAGATTCGATTCTCGGGTGGCTTACTCGTAAGTCATATGTCTACTCAACCGGAACTCGTTCGTCGTTACATCGTGAACAATTACACTGATAAAAAACCCTATTTCTACGGTCCCATTCAATTCAATAATTTGAGTGGCCAATTCAGCGTAAACGGTGTTTTTAACATGCCCAACATTCAGCAAAAGTTTTCTAGGTATGGTAGCGTCGTCTACGAACCAGAACTGCAGCCCATGATGTATGTGACCATGAATGGATACACACTTAACATCACAAAGGCTGGTACCATACAGATTATGGGTGCCAAAAATACAGCCATTCTCGAAAACGCGTACAAGGCCACATCGCAACTTATTAGGCAGTTCACGGTTGGTCAAGATATTATAATAAAGAAAACTAGGGCGTCCCCGAAAAGAAAATCCAAACCCAAGCGCAAAACTAAAGTCGTTTCGCCACCTAAACCCAAACGCATCATTAAGCGTAAAACTAAGAATTCGCCATTGAATAAGAATCAGATTAACGCACTCAAAATAGATGGTAAGAAATGTGAACGTATGGATAAAAAGGAACTCGTAGACCTTGCGCGTAAAATGGGTGTTGTTAACTTTAGAATTAAAAATGGTAATTCTACTCGTGATATGTACAAGCGTGAGATTTGCGATGCTATCAAGAAAAAGTCTAAAATTAAGACAACCAAGGTAAAGAACGTTTCCTTGTCTGGAAAGGGTAGCACGTTCCGTATAGGGCGCAAGCTTTGTCGTGATATGACTTTACCCCAGATAAAGCAAATTGCTCAAGTACTCAAGATTAACACGAACGGTAAACAGAAAAAGGATGACCTTTGTAAGAAGATTGAATCTGTTAGAAACAATATGAATAAACCCAAACCTCCTCCTCCACCCAAACCCACAAAACGTGAGGTCCAACGGGAGAAGAAAGCGAAGGTTCAAAATCAAAAGACGCAACAACGTGTAAAGAGAGTTGGATTGGACGATAATTCAATTCGTAAGGACCTCGAAAAGCAGTACGGCAAAACATGGATGAACCGTTACAAACCCAATCTTAATCAAGACATCAGGAATATTAAGAATGCTGCGTCTAGGGTCAGTGCCAATAATAGGAATAAGGCGCTCGGTGTACCCAAGAAGATGGTAGTCGATAAAATCAAGAAGGATATGGTTAGAAACTGGAAGATGCAGAGGAAGCGTAACCTTGAGAGGAACTATGTTATGAAGAATGTTAATGTGACCGGTGTTCCTAATAACATGAAAAATAGGTGGAGACAAGCGGCAGCGAACGAAGCTCTTCGTAGGAATAAAGCCATGACTGCTAAACAGTTCACAGCCCTCAAGAAAAAATGGTTAAAGGGTATGGCCTCTATTAGAGGAAATGGGAACGCGCGCAGAAATATTGGGGCGGCTCGAGCTCGGATTGAAACGTTATAAACATGGTGTACGAGTCGACGATGATACCCGGACGTGGGGTACCCCAAAAGATTCATGGATGGAAATGGCGAGAGAAGAACTATTAGATGCGGTTATTTATGTCGTAGCGGATTACATTAGAAGTGTTAGAAGTGAAGGGGAACGCGCACCCAAATCTTTTCGTCAAAATGATGAGATTGATGATAACAAACTCATCATGTCGATAGTTGATGATTGGGATTGTGTTGAAAGTCCACAACACAAAATGCTCCTATGGAATCTATTCAAAATGTTGAATAGTGATATTTTTAGAGATTAGGTATTTCCTCAGCTATTTGGTCAGCTGTATTAAATGCAGCTAAACACATTACACTGACCGAAAATTGAAAAATAGCTTGTTCCCACATTCGAAGAACACAAAGTGGTACTACCATAAGCCCCGCGCACGTACCATGTAGAACTACAGCTATTATTGATGCTGAATGTTCACTGTGTAAAGCGCCTGTCGTAGATACTATCAACACAAAATTGATAATATCTATTAGTCTCCTGAAAAGAGCCAAATTTATACCCGATGAAATTACAAATATATAAGCCAAACCACGTATAACTGGGTGATATTCTATTGAAAATCTGAAACGTGGCCGCTGTCGTATAATTTCGGGAGGTGGCGGTGGTGGTGGAGGCGGGGGAATTTCTTGATTAAAAGCTATAGCCATAGAACCATCGGGTTTTTCTATGACTACGTGTCGCTCCCCCTCCATAACTTATCTTATACTCTACTCTATTGTTTAACTTGTCTATAAAGAGTGTAAAACGAGAAACCTATGATAATATAAAGGAAATACATTAAAGTTCTAGGAATTAAAATGAAATCGTTAAGCATTTTTAGTTCATCCTCATTTAGTACACCCTTATACATATCCACCTGTTGTAAAAGAAGATGTAAAAGTCGTATAGCGAGCATCATGACAGCGGCGCTGATGATAATAAACGCGATATTGTAAAGAGCATTTCCTTTACCACGGTAAAATCGAGAATACGCTAGAAGACCCAGAGATATAGATACGTACGCAGCAATATTCTGGAGAGACCTCTGCGAAAGCGCGATAAGCTTTACGAGTTCGGGGTTCATTTATAATACGGGTACATTAAAATTCTTCATCAAACCCAATCTCACCTGAATCGTCATCCATTTTTCCATAGTCACCCACCCTCTTTTCAAAAAAGTTGGTCTTACCGTCGAGGCTAATATTTTCCATAAAGTCGAATGGATTTTTAGACCCCCAAATTGGGGGTTGACCGATTTGTTTAAGAAGGCGGTCTGATACGTATTCTATATATTCGGACATTTTGTCACTGTTCATACCAATAAGATTACACGGAAGGGCGTCTATAATAAAACCCTTTTCAATTTCAACAGCTTCTTTTACAATATTATGTATGGTATCCTTTGACGGTTTATTTCTCATGAGTTGAAAAGTCCACAGC